CATTCTGTGTAATTATATTTACATTTCATTGCTAAAATCCGTTTTGAAAATGGATATATACGCATAGTAATACTTAATCGTAAAAATGGTGGTGGGTGTGTGCATTACATCAACTGGCTTTTCTGAAATTAATCTTCCTAAAACACCCGATATTCTAGAATGGATTCGAAAGAAAAATAAACATACGACAATTCAGTTTCAGGGTAAACTATATGACTCTGTATCTGAACGATGGATTTCAATCTTTGCCAGAGTATCTGAAGATGATGAGGATGAAGCTAACACTCATACACTTCCATCTCCACTAAACGAGGAATCATTTGTTGGGACTATTTTCGCATTCGCAACAAATAATGATAATCAAGACGATTATGAACGTAATTCATCTGAGTATGTTTCAATGACTTCAGATGAATACAAGACGGCACATGCTGAATGGGATTTCAGTGTTTCTGATGATGAGGTAGAAGATGAAGAAGACGAGGAAGAAATTAGTGATGATGAAGCTCCTCGTCAGTTTCAAGTTACACTAAAGCCAATGGTAGTAAATACACGTAACGTATATGTTTCGAACGCTCTTCGTGAAAAAGTACTTGAAAACTTCAAAGAGTTCTCAACTGTAGCAGAAGATCTAGAATGTGAAGTACTGAATGCTACCGTAACTCTATGTAAGAATGAAGGTATCGAAGTTGATTGGGCAAATCGTGTGTTCTGGGCAACGTATCGTAGCCGTGCAATTGCTGTATACGAAACACTTAAAAATAAGACGTGGGCAGAAAAACTTAATTCAAGCGAGATTACTCCTAAGGCATTTATGGATCTTCCTGCACAGGAAATCTGTCCTGCACGTTGGAAAGAATCTATGGACAAAATTATTGAAAATGATAAGAAGTTATATTCTAATAATACATCTGCGTCTATCTTTCTACATTGTTCTAATTGTAAAAAGAAGTCTCGTTGTACGTATTACCAAATGCAGACTCGGTCAGAAGATGAGCCAATGACTACCTTCGTAACGTGCCTAGATTGTGAACGTAAATGGAAGTTTTAGCTCTTTGGTGATGTTATTCTGATAACAGGTGTTGGTGTAACTGAAACACTTTTAGGAACAGTTGGAGTTGGTAGAACAGGAGATGGTTCAGTTATAATACTTACTCCTACATTTGATTTTGGCGATGATCTTTCAGGTTTTTCAATGTATACCGTTATGGGATCAAGGCCATTTGTAATCTCGGGTTTTGAAACATTGTGTTGATCGTGAAACTTCGCATTAAAATCAGAAATAATCTTCTCCGGTATCTGTGGACTAATTTCATTTAGTCGTTCTAATTGTTCTCTAATAATCTTAAGAGCATCTTTTGCCTTCATACGTTCTTTACGAGGCAAACTTAATTCAATAAGAATAAATTTATGTATTTTAGCATACGTAGTTCCTGCTATACGATGGGCTTCAGATCTCTTGGCAAATCCAAAATAATTAGATACTGTGTTCATAACACCTACAGTTAAACTGATAGCGCCTATAACAACATTGGCAGCTTGAGAACCTCCAAATAAAGATTGAGACGCAATCGACCCTGTCCCTGCTAACGTTGAAAGAACTATAACTGGTAATGCAATATTTGTATCAAACTTAGCGAATCTACCTTGTGATTTTAGATGAAGCCACGAATAGCAAAGAGCTCTTTCTCCTTCCTTAGAAAGAATCTCTTCTAATTGATCATTCCAATGAATGTCTTTAGTTTCTTCCATCTCTTTGTTTTCTTATAAGTTAATAATGGAGGAGGTCTGGATTTATGATGAAGACCCAACTAATAAGTATGAGCTAAAGCTAAGAGCTTTTCTACGCAAAGTATTTAAGCACGGGCAAATTGCCGATTCGTCTGCGCGTACTCTTGGATTATTTCATTTTTTGAAGTCACGTAAATTTCAATCACCCGATGAAATATATAATAGTGTATTTTTAGATAAAGCTAAGAAAGAACATTATTTTTCAAAACGTGACTCTAAAAAGATCTTTGGATTTTTAACGGAAACTGTGATCGGAGGTGCATCCGATATGGAAGATGCGCGCCCGTATGATAAACTTATTTGGAGATGGGTTGAGTTTGTCTATTGGGTAACACCTACTCAGATACAAGATGTTGTTAATTTTGTAGAGCCGTATGCATTTCCTTTACATACCGTAGAAACTGATTTTCCGGGTATTGGTGAAGTCATTGGATTATCAGTCGATATGGCAGCAGAAGTGAATAAAAATGTAGCAAAATATCTACAACAAATTCCAGGTGAATTTATTGGTCCTCCTGGAGCAATTTTAGGATACTTATTTTCGACCTTTTTTATCTGCTTAAACATGGCCATTTTTGTAGCACGTAAAGATCTTGGACAGGCATTTACCCAGTCTTTTGCTCTCATCCCAATTTTTGGTATGGCAGTTCAAAATGCAGCAGAATCGGGCGACAAACTCTTAGAGAAAGTGTCCGCTAAACGTAATAAATTTATTGGACAAGTAAGAGAAGTTTTCCCCGGATTAGCTGATTATTTAAATATGGTTTTATTTGATCCTAATTATTCTGGAGATACAAAAGCTGACGCTGAATATTGGAAACAAAAAATAGGAGAGCATGCTTCCAGCATAGGATCATCAGTCGATCAGTTACGATCAACTTTAGGATCAAAGGATGGATTTCTTGCAGCCGCAACACAAAAAGCTAAAGATCTTATACAGACTCCCGAAGGTAGAACAAATCTTCTTAATCAAGTTAAAAATGTAGGAGGTAAGCGATTTTCAAAGATGGGGAAGTCTAAAAGTAAATGGAAGACACAGAGAAAGTCAAAGAAATAATTAAATCATGGATTGCACTAGACGATGAAAGTCGTAAGCTTCAAGCACGTCAAAAAGAAATCCGTGAAGAAAAATCGAAGATATCCGATAATATTCTTGGATTTATGCGAGATAATGAAGTTGATAATTTTACCTTTGAAGGTGATGAAGGTACCTTAAAGCGTACTGTGCGTACATCTAAACCTCCACTTCGTAGAGAGCTTGTAAAAAAGCAGCTTCTTCTTCATTTTGCAGATCAGCCCCTAAGAGTAGCAGATGCACTACGTTCCCTAGAAGGAACCCAAGAGAATATTACACAACGTGAACTTCTGTCTCGGCGTGTACCGAAAAAATCTGTACACCTGTCATAATCATATTTTTAGAGACACTAAAGCAGTTCTAGCTGCTAATTGTTCACCTTGTTTTTTAGTTGTTCCGTTACCAACACCAAGATGAACACCTTTTGGATCTAAGGCAGCCATAGTATATATTCCATCATGTACTGAAAGCATAGTATATGTTGGAGTATATTTAAAGGTTGTTTGGCAAAATTTTTGAAGTTGATCTTTGTAATTCGTATCATTCAAAAGAATTTTAGGAATGTCAATATACTTCTCAATTAGTGATACAATGAAAGAGTATACAACTTGGAAATTGTATCCACAATCAATCCACAAAGCACCTATGAATGCTTCTAAGATATCACCTAATTTTTTACCGTTATGTCTTCCATTACAAGCATCCTCATTATGCTTTGAGATAACATAGAAGGTATTCAATTTAATTTTTTGTGTTAGATCTCCTAGCATAGAATTACATACAATTTCTTTACGAAGATTTGTAAGAAATCCTTCTTGTTGATCAGGAAATCGTTCAGAAAGATAGGTAGCTACACACGCTCCTAAGACTGAATCTCCAAGATGTTCAAGGCGTTCATATGATTCAGGAAATAGTTCAATACAATTATCAGGTTTATCAATCAGACGAGCAGGATCTCCTAAGGGTGTTGTATATTCTGATCTTTGAACATAGGATGAATGAACCATCGCATTCTGAAATAGTACAAGTTGTTTTACAGAATGCCTACAAGAATGACTATTCAAAATCGCATGTATATCCTTCTGGCTAAACATACGATTTCGTGGATTATACGGATTGTATACTGGTAGTTCCATTTGTATCTTAGTACATCTATCCTATTAAGTACGTTTTCAATCAGGATTACATGTAAAAATTAAACACGTGTCATACTCCAGCAGGAACTACACGATCCAAAGAGAATGTAGTTGCAAATTTACGATTTCGATGGTAGATATACGAGAATGCCTCGTTTGAACTATGCGGTTGCGCAGTTTCAAAATATTCATTAAGCAACGTCCTCAAAGTGTTTAGTGAGAGAGACCATGGCTTTTCCGTTTGTGCTGGACGGCTTACCTTAATATGCGACCCATCTGCCGAAACAGATAGCTTGTTAAAGCTAACAAACTGGGGGGTGGCAAGTAGAACACCAATACGATCAGTGATCGTAGAGCGCTGTTCGCGTAGTAGAGCAATCTGCTTGTTTAGCTGCTTAATTTGATCATCGACTTGAGCAAATTGAGCAACCTCAGTGCGGAGAAGATTTGCGTCCTCCATTTTTTTACAACTATCTAGTAATTAAAAAATAAATCCATTTTTACTGAAAACAGTCTGACCAGTCTTCACCAATGTCAATATTTGGAATGCAACCGCCATAATGAGCTAGCTGGTTTGGCTGGTCATCTTTACAACCTTGACAAACACGACGCTTCTTCCGAACAATCGGAGGAGGTTCCATTGATGGAGTACGATCACGCTTAGGCGTAGAAAACTTATCCATTCTTTACTTATTCCTATCTATGATATATTTAATCCATTTTTATAGAATGAATGTATTTAAATAATAGTATGTTTGATGAAGAAACTCTTCTTAATTTGAGAAATGTCTATAATGAAACACATCCTAATGAAATTCCGATTACTGGTGATGATATATGGGAATCTATAAAAAAACGGTTACATAAAAAATGTAAGACTGGAAAATCAGAATGTATTATTGCTCATATGCTACAACGTCCCAAGGCTCCTAATTCATGGATAACAAATCCGAACGAATGGCTATCATCCATCGACATTGAGAATGTAGAAAATCAATATATGAAATTATTCCCAAAATATAAGTTTTTAGGATGTATTCCTATAGATTTTAATTTAAAATCAAAGACTGGTCAGTGTTTAGTAAACACCTTATGTTCTTTAAAAATAAATGATCTAAAACAGAAAGGATTTTTACAGTTTGGAATTGTGTTTAATACGGATGTCCACGATGGTCCTGGACAACATTGGTTTGCATTATATTGCGACATTCGTCCTGAAGTAAAAGCACGAGTTACATACTTTGATTCATACGGATCAAAGCCAGAGCCTGAAGTTAAACAATTAATGAATAGATGGAGCTCTGAAATTCCAATGGAAAAAACGTATAATGTAACAAGACACCAATATAAAGATTCTGAATGTGGTATGTATTGTTTATATTATCACTATTGTTGTCTGAATGATATACCAATGGATGAAAGAATTCCTGATAATATTATGATATTACTTTTTCGCCATCTTCTTTTTAAGATAGGATAATAAATGGAAGGGTTAGGACAAACCATTCAAACAAATTTTAATAATGCAGGTGGAAGTAACATATTTTTAGGAGTTGTCTTCGTCTTTGTATTGGCTGTTTTATATTTTGTATGGACATCAGCTACCGGCTCTTCTGCAGTAACCTTATCAAGAGCAAGATCTACATTTAATGTATATCCTACTGTAACTCAATTAACTCCCTTAGGATGTCCAACAGATAATACACGCTTATGTGATTATTTTGTTGCATCTTCAGCGTATTCAACCTTTCCATCTTCATATGTGAATGACTATATATCTGACGGTATCATACCTTTAGTTGTTAAAGCAGGAGCTAGATTGGTTGAACTAGATGTATATTCAGATTCTCAAGATAAGCCAGTTGTTGGTCTTAAAAACGAGGCTTTAGGATTTGATTATGCAAAAAATAGTGTTTCATTTGAATCATGTTGTGTATCTTTAGCAAATTCTGCATTTAATAAAGTAGATACACCAGTATCAAGTGATCCTTTCATACTAAGTTTAATGTTTCATACGAAAAAGTCTGTCACTATAAACGCATGCGCTGAAATTCTAAAAACAACAGTGGGCAGATACCTGCTTGGACCCGAATACAGCTACCAACGTAAAAATTTAGCGGTAGAACCAATATGTAATCTAAATGGTAAGCTTATTATCGTTTCAGGTGGATACATGAGAGGAACGCTAATAGAAGAAATGGTAAATTTATCATGGTCTACATCACATCTGCGTAGATTATCATATATGCAAGCCTCACAGCCATATGATCACGAAGAATTAATAGATTCTAACCGTCAAAATATCACTATGGTGGTACCAGACCCAGATCCTGATCTTAAAAACAATAACCCAACAATCTTATTTGGGTATGGATGCCAGTGGAATTTAGTAAATTACGGATCACTCGATAGTATGATGGAGTTATATGTTGGTCAATTTCAGCAAGGTAGTTTCGTTATTAAGCCCGAATCACTGCGTTATAAACCGTTAACATATAAGACACCAACCCTTCCTGATCCTAATGTCTCGTTCCAGCCTATGGCCCATTCGTCGCCGATATACGATAATAATCCAATAACCGGCGACAAATCGATTGTAATTTGATAAATTTTATGCGTTAGAATGTAAAACATGGCTAATAAGTGGATTGCTCACGTAAAAAAAACAATGAAGGCGATGAAGAGTAAGGGTACATACAAGAAAGGCATGGGTCTAAAGCAAGTTATTAAAGAGGCTAAAAAGAACTGGCACAGTGCCAAGAAGGGGGGTGCGGATGAACCTGTAGCCGCTCTTCCTGTTGATACGGAATCTTCATCGGAAGAGGAACAATCTATGGGTGGTCGTCGTAGACGCAACAAGAAAACCCAACGTCGTCGTAAGCATTAAAAAAATCGTTATAGCTAACATATAAAGAGAAATGCCGGGTGGTCTATTACAACTTGTTGCATATGGAGCACAGGACGCATATATTTCCGGAAATCCACAAATTACCTTCTGGAAGTCAATGTACAAACGGCACACTAATTTTGCGATGGAACCTTTCCGCATTAATTTTAATGGGCAACCATCGTGGGGCACAAAGCAAACGGAAATTGTAGGTCGCCACGCTGATCTTTTATTTTCAACGTACGTAGAAGTCCAACTACCTACGAAGAATACGACTGGAGGTAACGCTCTATGGAATCACGGAGACAATGGTGGTTTCCCAGCTCTTGGTTTTAATTTAATTGAGTATGCTGAACTTGATATTGGTGGTCAATTAATTGATCGTCAATATGGAGAGTTTATGCACTTATGGTCTCATTTAACGTCAGCGTATAGTAATATTGCAAAGCTTCAGAAGATGACAAATGCAAACCATAACGCGAGCTCATTAGAGTTCCCTAATACAGTTGGTTGCAGCACGGGTAACGGGCGTCCTTCACTACCCAACACGCTATACATTCCTCTATTCTTCTTCTTTACTCGTAATCCAGGAGCTGCACTACCTCTCATTTCTCTCCAATATCACGAAGTAAAGATTAACGTACAATGGAATACGCCCAATCTTATCTCAGGTAACTTCACGAACGCCAGTCTTGCCGTTTTACCTCCACCGACGCAAGCTGCCGTATACATTGACTACATTTATCTAGATACGGAAGAACGCCGTCGTATGGCTCAACAATCGCACGAATATCTCATTGAACAAACACAGTTTAATGAAGATGTTGGTCTTTCGGCTCCAAATAATCGTGTTGATCTAACATTCAATCACCCAGTTAAGGAACTTGTATGGGTTGTACAACCAAACGCCTATCGCAATTGCAAAGCACCTTCGGGATCCTTAGTTAACCGCCCTTCCACACGGTTAACTCCTTTCTTATACGATCAACCCGTTGTTTATGAACAATGGTTACAATTCAATGGTCAAGATAGATTAGATCGTCGGTTTGGCGATTACTATAACAAGGTACAGCCATACCAGCACCATACAGGAGTAGCTCCTGGTGTTGGAGTCTATACATATTCATTCGCTGTAAAGCCCGAAGAACACCAACCATCCGGAACATGTAATTTCTCACGTATTGATACGGCTACAATTGTTATGTCGATAGATGGTTCACAAGTAGTTGATCAAGATGCAGACCGCACGTTCGATATGCGTGTCTATGCCGTAAATTACAACATCCTCCGTATTATGTCAGGAATGGGAGGTCTTGCGTATTCTAATTAAACTTCAGTTGTTTCAAGAATTTTCTTCATCTTTTCAAGGTACAAGATTCCATCCATTAATTCTTCTTGAGCATGTTGAATCCATTGTAAAAACGTCAGATCACTACGATCTAATGTTTTTCCATACTTCAAAATACCAATTTCAGACCGCTTCTTAAAAGACTCGATAACAGATTTTACAATCGAGTCTTCCATTTGTAGTTAAAAAATATAAGTTTTACCAAGCCATAACGATATCATCCATACGGCATTGTCCTTCATCTTCATCTTTCTTTTCTTCTTCACGTACATACTGGTTCGTACGTTCTAGATCAGCATTACTTGATTCTTCTTCTTGAGCACCTTCAGGCAGACGGGTTTCATCAATTAGAATATCAACAAGTCCTGTTCCACAAGGAGGACGTTGACCAAACATAATATTAGCTGAAACACCTTTCATGTTATCAAACTCACCACCAACAGCAGCATCAAACAGAATCTTTGAAGTCTGTTCAAATGAAGATTTAGCAAGAACACCATTTTCAAGCTTACTCATTCCAAACCGATCAATTGCAATAAATCGTCCATGGTAGGTCATAGCATCAACTAGAAGACATACGTGGTGATAATTTACATATTCACGTTCGAATACTTTCATGAGTTCTTCATACATAGTCATGCGTGCCGTTTCAATTCCAAACACATCAAGAACTTCATAAATATCATCTGAGAATGTACGAGTAGCATCTACATTCGGATTCATAAATAGTTCAAATAAGTTAGTTCCTTCAGTATCAAGTACCCATTGCTTTAATACTTCATAACCACCAATTGAATCTGAATATACAAGATCTTCTTTGTTTTCACGAGGAAATACACGTCCAATACCATCAATACCTGTTAGAATAGTATCAAGCAACTTATCTTCAATAAAACGAAGAGATAGAGCATTCTTTACTACATCAGTACCAAAGACAATACGAAGGATAAGTTTATCTGAATTTGTATCACT